AATATTATAGCGGATGGCCTCCACGTGTACAAAATCAATAGAATAGAAGGTATACTATATATTGCACCCCAATACACCAATATAATGAGCCAGTGTTGAGAGCCTCAATCGGGGTACACCCCTCTTATTACAAGAATGCCACTCTCGCTTCGCCTATATAATAATGACACCTCTATCATGGATTCCTCATACCTGTCGACGCATTCCTTGAATCTATTACACTATTTATTTTAATTGTTCACTGCCCTGCCTGTTACTGCATAGTATACCCATCTGTGTAATTGTTTATCATGTTTGTCTCTGAAAACCTTGATCATCTTGAGTACTGTCATCTTTGTCAACAGCTCAAAAACATATGCACACAGTTTGGGGCAACATATCGCATTATTTAATCATATATGGTTCTTATTAGATTACCCCTTTCAATATCTTCATCTACATAAACAATTCCGCTGCGCGGCCATATATTATTAAATGGATTCTCAGTTACCAAGTGCTCCCGATGCATTTAATTATATTGAGTCTCACAGAGATGAATATCAGCTTTCTCATGATCTAACAGAAATTGTCCTGCAATTTCCTTCTACAGCGTCTCAATTGTCAGCAAGACTCAGTCGTAGCTGTATGAAAATAGACCACTGCGTCATAGAATATAGACAACAGGTACCTATTAACGCAACAGGTTCCGTAATAGTGGAGATTCATGACAGAAGAATGACGGACAACGAATCATTACAAGCATCCTGGACGTTTCCAATCAGATGCAACATAGATCTCCACTATTTTTCTTCGTCTTTCTTCTCACTGAAAGACCCCATACCATGGAAACTGTATTATCGAGTGTCTGATACAAACGTCCACCAAAGGACACATTTCGCAAAATTCAAAGGAAAACTAAAATTATCCACGGCGAAGCACTCAGTGGATATACCGTTCAGAGCCCCAACCGTAAAAATCCTTTCCAAACAGTTTTCTAACAGAGATGTGGATTTCTCACACGTGGACTATGGAAAATGGGAAAGAAAGACGATAAGGTCCGCATCATTATCAAGATATGGACTACAAGGCCCAATTGAATTAAAACCGGGCGAATCTTGGGCCAGTAAAAGCACAATTGGATTGAGCCATACAGATGCGGACTCAGATATAGAGAACGCAATACACCCATACAGACAACTAAACAGGCTTGGAACAAGCGTATTAGACCCAGGAGACTCGGCTTCGATTGTAGGATCCCAGAGAACACAGTCCAACATAACAATGTCCATAGCTCAATTAAACGAGATAGTTCGGACAACAGTGCACGAATGTATAAACAGCAATTGTAATCCGACGCAACCGAAATCATTACAATAAATGAGTATTTTATTTATACATATTGTTGTTCATTACTACATATTTAACCAACATAATCAAGGTCAAACGACACAAATGAGGATGCTTTAGACATAGCATCTGACATCCAACAATAATAAACTAGAAGGGCGTTCTTACTAATGTTAGCATAAACACCGTTACATGAATCATGATCAATATCCTTAAAAGTAGACCATAAATTAAAACGCCTATTTGAAAGAGTGGTTGAACCTTCAACATCGATCATCGTGGTGTCCTTCTCCACGGATAACACACGCTTAAACACATTCCGTATATAAAAACGGTCCTTCCAACAGGGACTAATAGCCAAGTTTCCATGACTATGAATTCGTGCTCCAAATAATTCATCAAATGTAAGCAGACAACCACTTGCAGTCAAATGTGGTTTACGATCAACCACAATAACCAAAGAGAAAACACCTTCAATTTTGGGGGTTAAAACGTCCATATTCACATCGGCATGAACACGTTCTATCTTCACTGTTCCTTTATAACGTAGTCTTTTTAACTTAATATATGATCTGCTTCGATTGGGCTCAGTCTTTCCCAAGTGAGGATAATTAATGAACGTAGATATGGCTGTATTATGGGCCATAACAAATTCGGGCCCAAATTGATTTTCATGGATTCGTTGATTAAACATTTTAGAATCATCACACACTTTACCTAGTTGACCGTATCGACGTTTGGAATCATTCCGTTTCACACCAACTGAACGTTTGGGCAAATAATTACGACCATAACCTCGTCGTTGAGAATAAAACGATCCACGTCGATTTCTAGAAAAATACATTGTAAATCCTCTTCACAATGTCAACAATAGATATCAAAACCAATAAAAGATCCAATATATAAAGAATGTACATGACCTCGAGGATTTAAATAGACGCACAATATGAATTTTGACTGGTCCACGTATCAAAGACACCAGTATGTAGACCACACAATCCACTTGTTCACGTGGCATACGTCAGCCTCGGGACCATCAATAATTCAAAATTCAAACGTTATAGCGCAATCCAACGGTCACAAGCGCTAAGTTTATCCAACGGTCTGTGATGCGCCACATGGTAAGGGCAAAATGGGAAAGCAAATGCGGCGTACGGAGAGAAGAGAAGCGCGCGGGGGAAAGGCATACACCAATACCCCGGGTCGGCCATCCGGT